TGTGACATCCCACACCGCGTTGATGGCTGCGTGACCTGTTTTGTCTTGTGGTAGTGAACCGGCAGATTGCACCTCAATGCTTTCGGCGCGGACCTCCAGGCTGATTCCCTTGGACCCGTCTTTCTTGTCGAACCGTTTCGACTTGAAGCGTCCCTTCACGAGGACACGGGAGTCCTTCGTGAGGTGGCGGGCTTCCTCTGGGGCGATGACTGAGAAGTAGTCACGGCCAACGGTTTCCCAATCGCCCTGGTGTCCCTTGCGGACTTGGTTGTGAGAGATTTCGTATACCGTCCCCCAGTCGAACGTTTTGATTTCGTTGATGAACCCTTGGAACTCAATGTTGACAGCCATGGTGGTTGTCCTTTCTTTGTCTATTGTGTGGAAGCTTACAACGGTCCACCGACACAGTGGGACGGGGCGACACAGTCTTGGTTGCCACAGGCTCGGATACCGGGCATGACGGGGTTGCCGTAGTCGTCGACGGGTGTGACTTGGTCGGCTGCGAAGTTGCCGTGCCAAGGAATGCATTTGCCTTGTTTGGTGTGAACTGTTTGGACTTTGCGGGCACGGCATGATGTGCAGAGGTTGGGGTTGCGTCGGATGGTGTTGACGGTCCATTCGAATCCGCATCGGGTGCAGGTGATTGTTGCCACCCGTTGAGTGTAGTGGAAAAGACAAAGACCCGACCGAAGCCGGGTCCCGTCGTGTTCCGCTGCTGGTTCAGATTTCGCGGATTTTGTATCCGTACTCTTTCCAGAAGTGGATGAGGTTTTCGTCGCCGTATGCCATGACCTCGGCGATGGTGGTGAAGCCGCGGTTGTCGACGATGCAGTCGTTGTCGACGTCCCAGAGGTAGTAGCAGGTTTCGGTGGTGGTGTTCATGATTTCCCTTTCGTTGGTTGCTTGTGTCTATAACTATACACACCTAATGAAGAAAGCGCAACTACCTACAACCAAACTCCCCCGGCTTACACTCAAAGTGCTCACCCATGTCATGCATCTCCCGAACCCACGCCCGAGGCTCACCAACAACCGGAGACCGAGACAACCCAACCTCCACACCCGGCACACCCTCACGAACAGGAAACGGCTCATCCTCCCAACCCTCACGATTCAACCAAGTGGCCGGATAGGGAATGAATTGTTTCACCGGGAGATTAGGGTCGGCAGCCATCCGACGGGCACCCTCCAAGATGACAGAAGCATCACCTAAACGGTTGACAGCTTTGAAGAACGCTTTCCGCGCTTCACCCTTCTGCAAATGCTTAGGGTACACATCCCAGAACTCATTGAATGATTCATTCACACCTGTTTGTGTGTTAAGTGGTTCTAGTTCTTCTGGTTCTAGTTCAGTGGTTATAGTTAGGTCGTCACTGGTGACTACCCCCCTCGTCATGGGTGATGACCCCCCCTCGTCACTGGTGACTACCCCCCTCGTCATCCGCAAAGTGTAGACAAGTGAGCTGTTGTGACGTTGTTTCTTCGTAATTGCCCCAAGCTCGACCAGCTCAGTTGCGGCCCTATCTACGGAACTCGGAGAGCAACCCATCTTGTCTGCGAGGGTCTCACGCGAGGGGAACGCCTCATGGGTTTGATTGTCCGCATATCTTGCGAGGACCGCATAGAGCCTGATGGCTTTGTCTGACAGCTTGGAGTAAATAATCCACTCAGGCATGATGCTGAAGCGGAACTCTGGTTGGAGTTTGTCGTTCATGTTTGTCCATTTCTACCGGCTTATCCCGTAGAATGGAATCAGCCAGTGGTCGATTCACTGGTTTTCTGAGAGGGTCGGAGTGTTTGGCTTCGGCCCTCTCTCTATTCTACACCTTAGCCAGGTGCCAGAATCTTAGCAACAACATCCGACACACGAATCAAAAACCCTCTAGTGTCCCTTGACGTCGCAGACGAACGCTTCATGTGAACCTTCCCCCCCGTGTCAATCACAACCTGGACCAAAGCATTCTTCCTGATAGTGAGGAACCCCTCGCCTGTAGGTCCAGCGAACGAATAGAAGTCAGCCTTGGAAATGTTCAACCCGGACGCCACCCACACACCACCGATTTCCTGCGCCGTCTCAATGTACAAGTTCCCGGTGTCGTGCGCCCTGTAATCTGTTTTCACTTCCACGGTTGACCCTGCCACCGACTCCAGGAAAGAACCGACAAGGTCCTCCCCTACAAGGCCACGCCGATAGTCAATGTCAAAGTCCGGTTGGTACCCGTCACGCGCCACGGTTCAAACTTCGTTCCTCACGGACAGACCTCATGGCCGCAGCCATCTGCTCATCCGTGAACGAATACTGCCGGACACGAGGCTCAGCCATCACCGGCTCATCGGACACTGGTGGCTCCTCCGGGTGAGTGTTGCGATACCACTCCCAGAACTGCTCCCCACGGTCATCAATCCTGTTGTTCTCGTAACGTGCAATCGGGTGACTGAAGTCCTCAAACATGAGGGCCTCCGGGTCAATGCCACGTTCTTTCGCCCAATCCACCATGGGTTCTTCCTTCCGTTAGAACGCTTCCTTTGCGTCGAACTCCACCCTAGACCCATCCGGCGACAGAATCCACCACTGAAACCTCACACAATCAAACACCGGCCGTGACGTGTCTTCCCAGTTGGACAGTTTGTGACCCCACCCGCGAGCGTCCCGAGCCACCTTCGACGTTGACTCCATCTCCCCGTTGTACCGTGAGCAAACCATCATGAGGTTGTCGACGGTGTCTAACAGTTTGGAGCCACCCATGCCCCTGTTAATCCTGTGGTGTGGCACCAGGTCATCCTCGCGCCCGCAATGCCAGCAGTAAGGGTCACGCCCTTGAACCTGTTTCAGAATCTTCTTCGGGATTGCCACGCCTACAGTCTACCTAAGTCACTTCCAGGCAGCCCCGCATCGGCGCGTACAAGCCGGAACAGCCTGCAAATAGTATGCGCTCGCATCCTGGAGGGTCGAATCTGTACGTACACACACCCATGTATATGTGTACAAAACGTTCCATGTATATATGGAAATCAGCATCCATGTATATACGGAAATTAGGTGTCAAAACTTTATCCTTGGTTACAGGATTCGTTACCCAAGGCTAACCCGATAACGTCACCTAATATCCGTACGGTCCCCTGTCACACCTGTTCAAAGGCGCGTCACCCTTCTCCACATCAAGGGCATCAAAATATGTGCCCTCAATGTTCTTCTCCAACTTGTCCATGAAACTCGAAGCGAAAGCCAACTGGTCAGCAACCTTTTTGTCAGGGCTTACCTCAGGGTGGTCGTAGTAGAAGTCCCACACCGTATCGAAAGCTTCACGCTGTATCCGCAGCTCCCGGGCGAGCAGGTGATAGCAGTGCGCCATCCCCGCCACGAACTGTTTATTATTAGGTGTCATAGTTTCATCTCCGCCTGCATAATCTTCGACATGGTGGCCTGCGCCATAATCTCAGACTCGATGGTTCGCAATTTCATTTTGATTCGGCTCACCTTAGCTTTCGCCAAATCTCTTTCAAAGCGTAAGTCCGCACACGCAAGCTTCGAACCCGCCTGCCGTTCAGCAACCGAGCCTGTGCCCGATATAAACGACCGAGCTTCTTCTTTGTCCAACGCAGATTCAGCTCCAGCCAAATCAATCTCAGCTTCATATAACGCCTCAACCCCTTTCCGGTTTGTTGCCGTCAACTCCTGCAATTCCTTGACTACGTCCAACGGATTCACTTAACACCCCCAAACGTTCTTGAAGATTCGCACGCCAAAACGCGGCTTCATTTGGGTTGTTTCTTTGCAGGGCTTGCAGGTACGCTTCCGCTAGTTCCTTCACTGATGCGAGAATCACTCTCGACTCGTTCGGCACGCGCTTTCACCCCTGTCAGGATTTCCTCGGAAGCCTTAGCAGCTTTCGCTTCTCCCCATAGTAAGCGCAACGCGTCCACGTCGGTCAGCTGTTCGGACTCTGCAACCCAGTCCCGTGTCACAGGTGTGACGCCTCTAGCGACTTTCGCCATCTCCGCAGCCGATGGTCCCTTGGAGCCTGCGAGCGCCCAACGAAGTGCGCGTCCCAGACTAGACGTGCAGGCGTTTTCTAGCGCACTAGTCTTGTTAGCCATGCCGACACCGTCAACTTCGAACGCCCACTCGGTCGCCTTTGGCAAATCTTTTTCCTGCTCATCAGCGTTCAAGTACACACGGGCCTCCACGACCCATGTCGACGCCGCCCGGTCCGCCGGTGTCGTGTGATTCCTCACCACACAACGGAGGTCAGGGTAAGCGGCAAGCGCCCTAGCGTGACGTTCCTCGACGGTTTCGTACTCTGACAGATTGAAATTAGCCATCATTTTTCCCTCACATAATTTGAAATTGCCAACATTGCTACATCGTTTGTCGACATTCCCTCTGCCTTTGCGAACGCTTGAAGCTGGTCATATAAGTCGTTGTCCAAAGTAATCAACATCATCGACATTGTCACCATAATCATTTCCCTTTCTTGATGACGAGCCACGGTGTACCGTTGCCCCTCGCTTGACGTGACGCAACCCGAACAGTCGCCTCACCTTCCTTGATGACACCGTGACGGGCTTTCCCCATCCGGTCCAACACTTCAGACTTTACCTGTAACAGTTCAGCTTCGGCAACATCGAACAACCTTTGCTTCTCCAGCAACGCCACACCAAGGTCATCCAAATCGACCTGGTCGTCGTCAATGTTCGGGTTCAACTGTCGTTGCGCCTCATAAGTTGCTTTGGACCCATCCCATTCAGGTTTCACAACCTGCTCCAGGTGGTCCCAGAACCTACGACACGCGGCAACTTGCGCTTCAGATTCGAACTCATCGAACTCGACAACGTGTTCCTGCCAGTTCCAGCCTGCAACCGCAACAACCGTCGCTGACTTCAACCCGAACACGGTCATGTAATGCATCACTTGCGCATGGTAAGCCGGTGGGAGTTCATACCACGACGACCGAGCGGTTTTCACCTCGACAACAATCCATTCGCCGGTTTCACGGTGACGTGCAAGGGCGTCGGGGTTCGCTAAGAGGTAAGGGTGTAACGGGTGACGGTATGTCCCGGCAAGGAAGATTTCGTATTCGGGATGTTCGACAGCCCACATTTTGAGGATGGGTTCCTCAAAGGCGTTACCGAAACGGACGGACCAGTTGTCGACAGGTGGGTCCACTATCTGCCCTGTACGTTTCGCCCACAACCCGAACGCGGACTCCCAAGGGTTCAACCCGAGGATGGTTCCCACGTCGGAACCGCCAACACCTTGACGACGCAACCCGTGCCATTCCTTCGTCCCAGACGCATGATTCCCCAACAGGGTCGCCTCGTTGAAAGTCGCATCAGTGAGTGTTTCGAAGTGTCTGTTATCTGTCATAAGCTTGAGTGTATGAGCAACCACAGACAGGAAGCATTTCACAGGCTAAACAATGCCATTGACAGTGTTGAGAGTGTGCCCTGCCAGGACCTCCCCGAAGTGTTCTTCCCCGATGACTTTCTGACAAAGGACATGAAAGAACAAGCCGCGCAGATGGCTCAGAAACTTTGCGCGACTTGCCCTGCCAGGTTTGAATGTTTCGAATATGCGATGGTGGCTAAGGAACGGTTCGGTGTGTGGGGGGGGACTCTCCCGTCCGACCGCTAACCGTCCTCGTCGATGTCTTCGAACTGTGTGGCAATAGCCCAAGCGTTGAGGTGTAACCGTAACGCGTGAGCCTGTGTCCTGGTCAGCGATAATGTGCCGCGTTCTTCTAACGCCCACACGTCATCGCGGAGGCGAATGTTGACGTCTCGCCCGTCCGAATGTAAATCCATCATCGTGTCACTCCGTTCGTTAGTTTGATTGTTCCCCAGGCGACCAAGCCCAAGCCGATAAGTGTTGCACCGTTGATAGGTGCCAGCGGGTCCACCATCCCGGGCGCGAACAAGAATCCCGCGCCTAAGACCACAAGAACCCAGCCGGTCATAATGACACCCACAGGATGATTGCGCCCGTCAGAATGGCACACAAGACCAGTGACCACCCAATGAGAGACCCGTGAGTCTTCGTCGGCCGCAGTTCGCGACGTGTCACCTGCAACGCAACATGGTCAGACGCCCGACGGGGTTTTGGTTCGCCGAGTGTCGCCAGTTC